CCCCGATAAAAATCGAGCAGTTTTTGGAACTCCAAAATTGCTATTATTCGCAGAAAATATGTTTCTCTGGCCCTTAATGAAAGAATATTTAAACAAGCCGTTCTCTTCACCCATGTTATGGGGATATGAAACCTTCAAAGGCGGATGGAACCGACTTCGAAACCATATCTACCAATCCACACGACCCTCTACCTTCCTAGGTATTGATTGGTCCGGATTCGATCGAAACGCTCTCTTTAGCGTGATTGACGATGTTCACAACATCTGGAAATCTTACTTCGATTTTGAAAACGGATACCAACCTACCAACGAATATCCTGAAGGATCAAACAAAGTAGATCCCACAAAGATCAATCGACTTTGGCAATGGATGACCCATTCCGTTAAATTCACTACGATTCGCGCAGAATCTGGAAACTTATACCAATTCACTTATAATGGTATAGCCTCCGGATACCAAGAAACTCAACTTCTTGACTCCTTCGTAAATTGTATCATGATTTTAACAACTCTTAGCTCACTTGGAATTAATATTGATTCAGATGAATTTTTCATCAGAATTCAAGGCGATGATTCAATCATTGCATTCCCAGAACAATCTTTCACTATGTATGGAAAATCTTTCCTTACTAAGATTGGAAATGAAGCAAAGTTACGATTTAACGCTGACCTCAACGTTGATAAATCCCAAATATCAGATAACTTAAATGATATCGATGTCCTCGGATATCACAATAAATTTGGTCAAGCATACCGTGACCCACACGCTCTTTTAGCACAACTCCTCTACCCCGAACGTTTCCGCACACTCGGTGCATTTGCATCAGCCTGTGTTGGCATCGCTATGGCATCACTTGGACAATCCAAACTTGTTTACAAAGTATGTCTTGATGCTTGGAACCACCTCGTTCACGAATTAAAGGTTATTCCCAAACCTATTAAATTCCTCACTCTTGGATTAGATACATTATCTGATTCAGCAACCTTTGTCCCTACACACTTTCCATCACTAATGGAATTAAAGGACGAACAATTCTTTTGGAATAAAGAAAGAACTGACCAACAAAAGGAAAAGCTCTGGCCTACTAAGCCTATTACAGCCAATCCAAATGACAGTTTTTATTTTCTTTAACTTCAATCGATCACCTTACAGTCTTTATTTATAATTAAATTCTTCTTAAGAATACTATGCGCATAGATTTTCTTTTTTTTTTGTTTAACTCACAAATTCTTAGATTATTCAGC